ACATTGGTTGACAACGAACAAAAAACAATACGTGACAACAAAAGATCTGACAAAAGATTAGAGATGAATGTTAATTCTATTGTAGAGCAAATTGTTACTTCTGAAGACAGGACGTACTGGTGGGAAGGCGATTCAATGCGTGACTTTCTTGACGGCGAAGGAACTGAAAAAGAGATTGAAACATTCAGAGAACAAGCCGTACAGACGTTAAAAGAAAATCCAAAGGCTTCTGTGCAAGAAATTATTGACGGCGGTATGACAGGAATGCGTAGAAAAATACCGGCACAGTCTAAACAAGAAGCGAGAGAAGAAAAAACAAAGGGTCAAGCAGAACGTATTGCAGCTATTGAAGCTAGCGTTAAGCAGGCAAATAAAAATTTAACCGACGCACAAGTAAAAGCTGTTGTTCAGAACAAGCTGCAAGAAATGCAAATGGAGGCGTTTGGAAGACAAGCGCAAACTAGCAGAGCCTTTCAATGATTGAAACATATACAGTAAAAAGCGGAGATACTCCGTCTAAAGTTGCTGATATTTTTGGTGTTTCTGTTGAGCAGTTAAAGCAGTACAATCAACCTGTTCTTGGGCTAGACGGACGTTTTGACGTTGGCTTACAGCTTAGAAATCCTAATGAGATTCCTATGCTTGTTAACATAGCTATGCAAAACGGAGCTAGTGCGAAAGAGGTTGCGTCTGTTTTAAAAATCTCGACAGAAGATGCTGAAAAGATATATGGTTTAAAAGCAACACAGCCGCTGCAAGAAAACGAAGTTATTGTCCACGGGGATTCTAACGTTGTTATACCAGAAGACGCTGTTAGTCTGATGTCGCAAATTGTTGTGGAAGAAGAACCTGCTCAAGAGGTTCCTGACGTTGTTATACCTGACAGTGTTCTTGAGGAAATACAAGTTTTAGCACAGCGCATACAACCTGAACTGTCTCCTGTTAGCGTGACAGCGCAGCGCATACAACCTGAACTGTCTCCTGTTAGCGTGACAGCACAGCGCATACAACCTGAACTGTCTCCTGTTAGCGTGACAGCGCAGCGCATACAACCTGAACTGTCTCCTGTTAGCGTGACAGCGCAGCGCATACAACCTGAACTGTCTCCTGTTAGCGTGACAGCACAGCGCATACAACCTGAACTGTCTCCTGTTAGCGTGACAGCGCAGCGCATACAACCTGAACTGTCTCCTGTTAGCGTGACAGCGCAGCGCATACAACCTGAACTGTCTCCTGTTAGCGTGACAGCACAGCGCATACAACCTGAACTGTCTCCTGTTAGCGTGACAGCACAGCGCATACAACCTGAACTGTCTCCTGTTAGCGTGACAGCGCAGCGCAAAGAAGCTGCATTGTTTCCTGTCAGTGTGACAGCGCAGCGCAAAGAAGCTGAACAAACACGCCAAGAGGGTATTATATTTCCTGAAGAAGCAATGGATTTACTGCGTGATATTAGAAGAGACGAAGCTAAAGACACGATAGCTGCTTGGAGAAACATAGCTAAAGGTTTGACTTTCAGTGCTTCTGACGAGCTAGAAGCGTTTGTTGCCTCTAAAGTTAACGGCACTTCTTACACCATTGAGAAGGCGCGTATTAACGAAGAGATGGATGAGTACGCTCTTTACAATCCGTTATCCGCTATCGCGCAAGAAACGGTAGGATTAATACCCGGAGGAATTGCTTCAACCAAAGCACTGAGCGCAATGGGTGTTGTGCGTCTTCCAACGCAAGGCGCTATTGAAACAGGTGTTTATGGATTTAACAGCGGAGAATCTCCTGAAGAGCGTTTAATATTAGGATCATCTAGTGCGGTTATTGGCGGCGCTGTCGGTAAACTGTTTGAAAAAGTTTTTGATCCTACTCTGTTAACGTCTGCAACAAACTCAGGCGGCTTGTCAAGACTTCAAACAGACGCGCTGCAATCTGAAGTGTCTGCACAAAAGATACTTACTGCACCAGCTAACATGACAGACGACGAAGTAGTAACTCAGTTGCTTATACGTGAGTCTGAGTTTTTATCTGACGTTATTGGACGACAGGGTGCAAAAGCAGACGAGATAGGTAACACGTTATTGCGCTTGTCGCAGTTCGCTAGAGACATGGGTGTTCAGCCAGCGCAGATAAACCGCGTTCTAAACAACAACAAGGTTCGTGAACTTACCCGCCTACCTAAAGATGTGTTTGAAGATCCGTATGCGTTGAATGCGTTCAGACAAGACTTGCTTGACAATACAGCAGGTCGTCTAGGTGTTGACGTAGCTAGAACAATACCCGAAGCGCAATCAGCTATCGTTAAGTTTAGACGTTTTGCGTCACCGCTTGCAACGCTGGCTGAAACTGTAGTCGGGCCTGCTTTCTCAGCTAGAATTATAAGAGGAATGAACAGGGTTGTTAGACAGCAGACGCAACTGGATGATTTGTGGAAAGGTATGGAGCAGCTTCGTTCTTTAGCTGACGATGTTAAGTTTAATGATCTTATGTTAGACGCAGTTAACGCAACTAACATAGGACAGAAGGCAGCAACAAAAGCATTCAACCAAGCTAAAAAATACGCTGACGATAAAATAGGAGCAGGTGCAGGCGACAGGCTTCAAAAGTTTATGGATGACAGCCTAGAGTTTAATGCACGTTACAGAAGAGAAGTAACGGCAGGAGAACTGTCTCCTATCTGGATGCACTCGTCTACTAAGGCTGCTGCTGAAGACGTAAGTTTACGTGTTAACCGTCAACGCGCTGCTGCTAAGACAGAAGACGCTGCAAGTAAAGACAGACTCCGCCGTTCAATGGAAGAAGAAAGAGCAAAGCCTCTTGACGAGCAGCGTGAATACGCAAACATATTTGATTCGCATTGGCGTTGGCAGCGCGAAACATTAACGCGCATGGAGCTTGGGAAGCAGCTAGGATTTCGTACTTCTGGTAAGCCTATCTTTGAAGAGTCATACGAAAATCTGCCTAAAAGATTACAAAAGGCTGTTGACGATGAGAAGATGACGTTACTAGAAGCGTCTGCTTATAATACATTAACATCATCGTTGAAGAAAAAAGTTGACAGTAAGAAGCTAGATGTCTTTGAAGCTGCTGCACAGATGGAGCAGAAGTCTTTTAAGTTGTTTGATGAAAAAGTAATCAACGAAACTTTAAAGCGTGAAGGCTACTCTGATGTGCAAATCAAAAACGCCATAGAAATTCTTGATGACCTTGGCGTAAACGCACAGCGCGGCATGAGTCAAGAGCTTGATGTTGTTCGTAGCTTAGGCTACGTTGGTACTATTGCAAACCCTTACGGCGCGTTGATGAATGTACACGATTTGTTTAACGCAGCGTTTGAGTTTGGTGTTGGTAATGTGCTGCGTTCTGTTTTTGACAAAGGCGGTGTACGCTTCACGGCACAAGAGATGGGACTAGCGCAGCAAGTTTACGGTGAATTTATACGCAAGGCTACACGAGGAGACAAAACGCTTCTTGGTGTTGAGTTTATTGACAGGATTGCTAAAGGAAGCGCTGATCTTCTCGACTGGTCTATGAAGGCTTCTGGTTTTGCTGGACTGGATAGGTTCGGTAAAGGAAAGATAATGGGAGCATCTTTCAAGAAAGCCAAACAAGACATAGACAGCGGCGTGTTCGATACTAAATGGAAGGATACGTTCAGCCGTGGAGAGCTAGACCAACTGCGGCGTGACATAGCTAGTAACAACACGCAAAGCGAACTAGTGCGCGACTTGGTTATGTTTGACTTGTTCAGGCTACAGCCTATTAACGCAGCGGCGCAGACCAGTTTCGGTCTTGCTAACCCTAACGCCAGACTGTTCTACATGCTGAAAGGCTTTGCCATCAAGCAGTTTGATTTGATGGAGCGCCGTATCTTTAGAGAGTGGCAGCAAGGTAACAAGAAGCAAGCACTTGAGAACGCTATGAAGTACCTTGTTATCTCAGGCGGTGGTTACGGCGTAGTCAACGAAGCTCGTCAGGTTATTAAAGGGGAAGCTCCAGACCCAGAAGAGGCAGCAGTAGGCGCACTCTATCAGCTCGGTTCAGTTTTGACATTTGGTGCTATGGGAGCCAACGACTATGGTTATGCTAAGTTTATGGAAGATCCAGCAAACGCTATGATGGTTAACATATTCCCGCCTATGAGTGCAACACTTCCTGCTGCTGTGCTTGAAGACGTAGCAGATGCGTTTACTAAAGGAGACCCACTACCGGATGAAACGATATACGCTCTTCCAGTAGTGGGTAAGATAATCAAAGGCGCGGTAGACTAAAGCTCGCAGTTGTTGCCCGTACAAGCTAACTGCTGTGACCCTTCAGTCCTGTCATCCTCTTCACGAATGTCCCAGTCGATAGCGGTTGGGATTTCTTTTCTGAGCTTCTGATAAGTCTGCTTATCTATCGGCTCATACGGTGCTTGCTGATACGTGTGTTCGCTGTACGGTAAGAAAGAAATGCCACTGATCTTATCGAACTTATTGTACAGCCACTGTCCAACTTCCAAGAACTCGTGATCCCTGTAGTAACAAGTCATCGACGGCTTGTGCTCACACCAGTAGTCCTGATAGATTTCCCACAGTTCTAACTGCTCCATAGCACCCATCTCTGAGGCTGTCACAGCGCCGTCAGGAGCCTTCTGAACGAAGCTGAATACCTTGGTACTGGGTGACATCACATCGTCCTCCACAGGCACACCAGCAGCCTCCAGCACGGCACATAACGGATCGTTCTTACTAGCTCTCACGCGTCGAATGTACTGTTGTGCGTATCGCGGGTGAATCCCTGAAGCAGAATCCACAAGCTGACTGACAGTACCGGAGGGCTTAACAGCAGTGATAGCAGCAGAAGGATTAATCCCAAGTCTATCAGCCCATGCTTTATTCGTAGCGATAGCTTCCTCACGTAACGCCGTAAGCCACTTCTTAAGTTTCGCATTGTCTTCTCTCCCTGAGAGCAGCGGGTGATCCATAATCCCTGTCAACGATACACCCAGCAGTGCTTCTTCTTCTGTGTTAGTCTTCCATATCTTACGTAGGTACCGGAAGTCTGTCAACGTAGCCTGTAGAGTTCCAAGGATAGTCGCAACACGTACTTTTCGTTTGAGGTCTGCGAGACTATCGGTTGGCCTGACAACAACTTCCGATAGATTACAGAACTGGTACGGTCTGAGGATGATCTCCGAACACGGATTAGTTCCAAAATCATAGGTAGCATCTCGTCGCTCATTTCTTGCAGCTTGCTTTTGACTAGCAACTCTGCTGAACATTCCTCGTTCTCCTGAGTAGGACTCATATAAACTTTTCCACTCATCTAAAAAGGCTGGGAAGTCAGGCTTCTCTGTGTAGCAAGCACTGTTGTTTGCAAGACCACGTTGCGGATTGTCTACCCACCACTGTCCTGACTTGCATCGTCTGATTCGATCATCTGTAAGGTTAGACAGACTGATGAGGGCACTTCGTCTGACACCGCCAACGACAACGATCTGTGCAATCTTACAGCAGAGATCGTGACATTCGATGGAACTAAGCCTTCGTCCAGCAGCACCCCGAAAGACTTCAACGGTAAATCGGAACAGATCCTCAAGAGGTTCAGGCCCAGACGCTCTGCCGCCAAAGGTTCTGAGGGTGGCACCCGCAGGTCGTACTCCAGAGACGTCCCACTTTGGAAGCTGACCACTATAGAGCATGGCAATAAGTTCCCGGTAGGCTTTGGCCCAGCCAATCTTCGAGTCCGAAACGTGTATACAACTGTCTGTGTCATGGAACTCCTCTGCAATCTCTGGTAGTTTTGAAATGTACTGACGCTCGACACTGAACCCTACGCCTGTGCCGCACATGAGCACGTACATCATCTCGTCAAACGCCTTAGGGTGATCTATCGGTAAGTAACTACAATTGAATCCAGCTACGTTGTCACGGTCGAGTGCTTCACCTGCTGTCATCAGTGCTCGCATCGAAGGCATTACATCTAGGTCGTGTATAGCGTCAAAAACCTCTTTGCGGTATTTATCCGGTAGGTTGTCGCCCCAGTAGTTGACGTATCGCCTGACTGTTTCTATCCAAGTCTCACGGCGCTGCTCCGTAGGTAAGTACCTAGCGTAACGAGACTTGTGTATGTATTGTTGATATGCGTCCATTAGTCCTCCGTTCCAAGGTCGTTTAGTTGTATGGCTGTTGATCCTTTTGATAACAAGAAGTGCGCCGTTGCTTGTGTCATGTCGTTACTTAAAACCTGTATGCCGTACACTTCAGTCTTGATAACGACAACCGCTTCGATCTCAACGCCTTCCTCTTCCATCATATCGGTAACGTCTGCGAGATTCTGGAACATATCAGAAGCCTTGACTTCCTCCTTGTCCTGCATCCCGAACTTACCTTCAATGACCTTCATAACTTCTCTCTTACTTCACGTTCGATCAACATCTCAAGGTAGTGTTGTGCCTTGCGTAAATCTTCAACGCCGTTCTTGTCCTTCCACCTAGTAATGTACTTCACCACGTTAGCTTCGCACCAGTCAAGGTTGTTAGCAATGATGAAGTCAACAGGCTGGATAACATACCGGCTGTAGTGGTTGCCGCCTACCTGTCGTTTGATAGCATCCCACTCAGCAGGTGTTGCGTCATCTATCGAACGTGGAAACGGTGTGTTACGATCAGACGTAGTGTTCATCTACTTCCTCCTCTAATCCGTTAAACTTGTACAGGTTGCTGCGTATCCGTTCAGCGAACGCTTCAACAATATCTTCTGAGTTTATCTCAAGCACTTCCATCAACGTCACTTCGTCTATGTTGTGCGCGATTAGCTCTAGCATTTCATCAAACGTTCTTGCCATACCGCCTCCGAAGGTACGTCATGCTGATGGGCATCTCATCAAACGCACCGTCCTGTACTTCGTTGAGCATCCACAGCCCAGACCAACTCCCATTAGTCTGAGGGTTTAGATACTCTTCGTCGTGTTGATAATAAATACCAGCAAACAAAGCAGTCATTCGCTTTCCGCTGGCGTCTCTGTCGAACGCGATGTCTCTGTCTTGTACGTGTCCCATGATGCAAGACATGTGTTTCTTTTGCAGTAGTAGTTTTGCATTAGTGACTGGCCTGCCCATGACACCGCTAGTGAAAAAGTGACAATAAGCAACACCATCCACAAGCACTGGCTGCAGATAAGGATGTACTTCCCAATCTTTGAGGTTGAGATCTTCATAGCTCATCAATCCTTCTAGCTTTGCATCGTTCTCAACCGCACGTTCGATGCGTTGTTCGTGGTTACCTAACGTAAAGATAAGACGGGGCTTCCAGATTCGCTTCTTGTGTTTGCGTAATCGTTTCTGCTCCGCCTTGATCGTATCCGTGAACAACTTCATCGCATCGTTACCCGCCTTAACGTCAGCGGAATAACGCCTACCTTCAAACGACTTCTTACCTACATCGTAGCTTGATAGGCTAGGCATGTCCCAGTGATCGCCAAGGTGTACGATAACGTCAGGCTTTGTTGCAACAGCGTACCGCGCAGCCCAACGCATGTGCTCATAAGATTGGTTAGGTTTTATCTGTGTGTCAGGTATAACAAGATGTCTGGTCATACACAATACCCACCCATTAAATGTTCGTTTACAGTGTTAAATTTGAAAGATTTTCTGTCAAAACTGTCAAGGTCTACAGTGGCAATCTCGGCAGAAAACACTGACCCCCATCCGGTAAGTGCGTCTTCAGCATCCTCAAAGTTAGTTGTAACTTTTACAAAATGACGCTCGTTATCTTCGTCCACTGCGGTTATAATAAAAAGCCTGCGATCGTTATAAATACGAGTCAGCACTGTTTCCACTCCTCCGGTATGGTCTTTGGTGTGTACCACTTAAAGTCGTGTCGTTCAGCCCACTCTGACATAGTGTAGAAGCTACCGTCTTTTCTACGTTTTGCGTCTGGCATTCTGTTGTCTGGGTTTTGGAACACGAAAACCAATTCCTCCGTCCAGCTAAGAGCCTTCTTGACATCAACATATTTACGTGCCTCCGGTTTGTCACGGA